CTAACCATACACGAATAAAAAATCATACAGCAGAATTTAGTAAAAATATTTGTTGAACTATAACACTATCTTGATTGTTATCGTTCGTTATAAGCTACTATGTAGGCGGGAGGAGGTTGTTATAATACAAACCTTTGGGAATCGAGAGAGGGGGGTTGTATATAGCTCAACAAATATTTTTACTAAATTCTGCTGTATGATTTTTTATTCGTGTATGGTTAGAATTAAGATGGAATATGGTTTTTTACGTGTCATTTAGTTTAAAACGGGCTATTTTACTGGGTTAAAAACGTTGTGAGTACCAATGTTGGTGGTATCTAAGACCGAATTGGGATTTTGTTTTTTTTGCGGTTGTTGAAAAACGTGAGGTATTGATTTTGTTGGGATTATTGATTTAGTAAAAAGTACTTTTAAAAAATTTTCTACAATATTTTGGTATAATTTGTTATTGTTATACATATTGTATATCTTTGTAGTATAACAACGTTGAAAATAAGATAGTTATGGGTAAAGGAAAAGTATTATTATATGGTGAACCTACTGTTCAAGTGAATATAAGAGTTCCTGAAAGTAAGAAGGAAGAAGTGTATGAGAAGTTCAAAGTTGTTCTTGCAGAGTATGAAAATCCAAAACGATACCTTGCTTTAAAAGAACCCACTAAAACTATATTTGTTCCTTTTACTGCGAAGAAGATTATGGTGGTAGGATATGCTTGTTTGAAGGACGAAGATAGTGATGTTTGTTATTGGAAAGATTCTGCTACTACTGCTTTGATGTTTGATAATGAGTTGCATTTAAAAGATTACTTAACCAAATTTAAACCATAAAATGATAAAACACACACGACTTACTATTTTGGATTTCCAAATAGCGGTAAAAGAAACGGAAACGTTTAAAGGATTTGAAACTTTTAAAAAAGGAATTGTTATTAAAAACAAAAATATTGCAAGGCTTCACGATTATTATCAGCAAGCGTGTAGAAATGGTATTGATTATTTAAGGCAAAACCCAAATATTTTTGGAAACGAAGTAAATATAATTGAAGAAATTTTAAATAAGTAAAAATTATGGAAATTACAGGAAAGATTAAGTTGATTAGAGATACACAAGCGGTGTCATCAAGTTTTAGTAAAAGGGAATTTGTAGTTGAAAGTTTAGAACAATATCCTCAATTGATACAATTAGAATTGCATCAAGATAAATGTGATATTGTAGATGCTTACAATGTGGGGCAAGAAGTGGTTTGCGGAATTAATTTACGAGGAAGAGAATGGCAAAGTCCTTTAGGAGAAACAAAATACTTCAATACAATAGTTTGTTGGAAAATACAGCCTGTTCAGTAATGGAAAGTTTATCAAAACGATACGAGAGTATATGTAATGAATATTTAGATTTGTTCTGCAAAAAACACGAAGTATATCATACTGGATGGATAGGAAACCAAGCTGGAGGAATAATTGAGATTTCTGATGCTTTTTTTAATTTTGACGACATACGATTGGATATTGATTTAGACGCTTTAAAAGAAGAAAAAAGCAGTATTTGGGATTGGTATTGGAGCAATATTGATTCGGAACAAATGATTAACTACTATTCATACCTAAAAGGATTACGAATACAAAATATAAATGGCTAAACCTACTTTTACTACTGATTTAATTCCAAACAATGAAATTATGGAAGTTTGCAAATTTGAGCAAAAATCAGGTAAATTTGTCGGAATGAAACTAATGTCGCACGGAGATTTCAAGAATATGGAAAAACAAAAATCATTTCGTTACCAAGAATATCAAAAAGGATATAGCCAATTTAAAAAATAATCTATTACCTTTGACTGTTTCATAAAATAATTTAAGGTTAGTTAATTAACTCCCACTTCATATAAAATTGAAAGTTGGGAGTTTTTTATTTTATTATGTTTTTATTTATATCTTTGTTAAAAACTTTAAAATCATAATATTATGGCAGCAGCAGGAAAATGGAAATTATATGAGCAAGCAAAACTTGACATCGCTAACGGATTAATGGACTTAGATACGCATTCTTATAAGATTGCTTTGTTTACAAGTGCATCGAATTGTAATACTTTGAGTGGAACAACAGCTTTGGCTTCATTGACAAATCAAGTGGCTACAAATTTTGGTTACACTCAAAATAGTAAAGTAGTAGCTATTACAACTTCTAATTCAGGTGGTACTATTACGGTTGATGAAACAACAAATCCTTCTTGGTTGGCTAGTGGAGGTTCAATTACAGCAAGGTATGCGGTTATTTACAACGATACTCACGCTTCTAAACAAGCATTATGTGTTTGCTTATTAGATACTGCACCTGCTGATGTAACAGCAACAGATGGCAATACTTTTACAATTACTCAAAACGCAAGTGGAATATTCACTATTTTAGGTGGAGCAATAGACTAATTATGGCAATAGAAACAGTAGATTCAATTATACAGGCACTTGGTAGCAATTTCACAAGATTTATTATCGATAAAGGAGGTTTGACAAATCAAACTACAGGAAGAAATGGCTCTTTATGGAGAGTTACTAGTATTCCAGCGCAAGGTTCAATACCTTCTACTGCTGAAATTACGACTACAGCTACTTTAGGATCAATTCCTTTTACAAATCAAATAGCTCCATCAAAAGCTTATTTAGGCTTTGCTGATTATTCGGCTCAGATTGCAGGAATGGCTTTAATTTTTTGCGATAGGTTAGCGCATCAAGGAGGTTTAGTTTTAAACACAACAGCTTCACAAACCACAAATTTGCCTTTAAATTTAGCAACATTAGGAGTGGCTGCTGACAGAATAGGAGCTACTAATTTCAGTGAAATTCAATGGTATTTGGAAGTTTATACCGATGGTGGAGCGACAGCTTCAAATGCTACTATTAACGTAACTTATGACGATGATAGTACAGGAGATTTAAACGTTCAAGCAGTTGGTGGAACATTAAGACTTGGCAATGCAATTGCATTAAACCCTCTTAAACCTGTAAATGATAAATATATCAAAGGAATCAACAGTGTTGTTTTGTCTGCTTCAACGGGAACAGCAGGAAGTTTTGGTTTTACAGCTGTTCGTGAATTAGCAAATGTAAGTAATGATGTGAGTTATAAAAGAGAAAATTTCGATTGGGCTAGATTAGGCTTTCCTGTAATTCCAAACGATGCTTGTTTAGTTCCAATGATAATATGTTTAAGTGCTTCTACTGGAGTAATAAAATCAACAGGTAAAATAATCTATGGCTAAATATTTCAAAACACAAGGTTCAAGACCTCCACGTGGTGGTGACCCTGTGTGGGAAGTAGGATCAGTTATTTTTAGAAATGAATTTTTTGAAATAGCATCTGGAAGTAGTGTAAATGTAACTCCTACAAATGGAGTAATAGCAATAGCAGGTTTTGCCACAAGTATTCAAACCCCTAAAAATGTATTGCCAAATTTAGGGGTTATTACAGTAAACGGAATTGCTCCTACTATATTTGCATCTAATAATAAAACTATTCTACCGAATTTAGGGGCTGTAAGTATTAGTGGATTTGCTCCAAATGCTACTGTATCAGACAACAAAAACATCGTAGTAGGAATTGGAAGTGCTAATATCAACGGATTTGAACCGATTGTTTTTGCAAGTGATAACAAAGTAATTATACCTTTATTCGGAGAAATAGAAATTAATGCGTTTTCTGCAACAGTTGAGGTAACGAATAACGTAAATATTTCAGTAGGTAAAGCAAACTTAGAAATAAACGGTTTAAGTCCTTCATTTGTTGCAAGTGATAATAAATTAGTTTTAGTAGATAGTGGCGAAATATCTATAATCGGATTACAACCTGATTTTAGAACAACTAATAATATAACGATAATTCCAAATGCAGGAGAAATTATTTTTAATGGATATTTTCCTTTAATTAGAATATATGATTCATCAAAACTTGAAAAAGTAGAATTTGCAACACAAATAACAAAAGGACTATATTTCGATAGTGAAATTCAAAAAGAAATAACCGAAAATGTTGAAATAACAAAAGAAATCAGTTTTAATTCTAAAGGAAAATAAAATGGGAAAAATATATGTAGGACAAGATTATAAAGTTAATATAACTTTAAATGAGAATATTACAGGTTCTCAATCGGTAAAAATAGCTTATAAACATAATAATGGAACATCAGGAGAATGGAATGCTTATATTATAGACAGTTTAATTGGAAAAATAGCTTATGATGTACTTGCTGATGAAAATAAATTATCAGGAGATATAAAAGTTTGGGCTAGAGTTACTGATGCAGACGGATTATATTACCCATCAACAACTGCAACTTATACAATACATAAAGAAGGAAACTAATAATTTATTTATGGAAGTTGTCGATTCAAGTAGGGTTATCCAAGCAAAATTAATGAGTAGTGCAATGACTTTTACAAAATACTTTTTTAAAAAGAGATTTGGTAGAACGTTTGTAGAAAATAGCCATCACGTAATTATCTGCGATGTGTTGGATAGAATCATAAAAGGCGACCTAAAACGAGTGTGTATAAGCATTGCCCCAAGATACGGAAAAACCGAATTAGCTGTAAAAAACTTCATTGCATTAGGTTTAGCACACAATCCTACTGCAAAATTCATCCATTTGAGTTATTCAGGAAGCCTTGCCGAAGATAATAGTGAAAGCGTTAGAGATTTTATTGATTCAGAAGATTACAGAAAGATTTTCCCATATGTGGAATTGAGTAAAAGTAGTGCAAGTAAAAGCAAATGGAACACTACAAGAGGTGGCGGTGTTTATGCTACTGCAACAGGAGGTCAGATTACAGGATTTGGAGCAGGAGAAGTAGATAGGGAATTTATGGATGGGATGAATGGAATGGAAGTTCTTTCTAATTCTAAAATATTTGCTGGAGCTATTGTTATTGATGATGCCTTGAAACCTGATGATGCTTTATCTGACTTAAAAAGACAAAGAGTAAATGAAAGATTTGAGAACACGATTAGAAGTAGAACAAATAGTAGAGATACGCCAATTGTAGTTATCGGTCAAAGGCTTCATTCTAACGATTTGATAGGGTATTTAAAAGAAACGGAGGGTGATGAATGGGAGTTTATCGATATTCCGTGCATTTCAACTGATGAATTTGGAAATGAACACGCTTTATGGGAGTTTAAACAGACTTTAGGGGAATTAAACCAAATTCGACAAATAGATAAAAACGTATTTGAAACACAGTATCAGCAGAATCCACAAGACTTATTAGGTAAATTATTGCCGTTACAAAGCCTTAAATTTTGGGATTTAAGCAGAATACCTTTCGATAGCGTAGTATTTAAGTTCGCTTGTGGCGATCCAAGTAACTTTGGGGGGGATTATTTCAGTGTTCCGTTCATTCACGTTGCAATTATAGAAAAAAAGGTAGTTTGCTTCGTAAAAGACATAATTTACTGCAAAGATGGTGTAGAAGTGGTAAATCAGGTTATTATCGATAAAAGTAGAAATAATTTCATCGAAGAAGTGTTTTTGGAGGTAAATGGACTTGGAGTAGCAAGTTACGTGCTTTTGAAGAGAGATTTGAGCAATACAACCACAGTTAAGCCTTTTACAAGCACAATGCCGAAAGAGGCACGTATTTTAAGTAATACTGAGTTTGTAAAGAATCATTTTATCTTTGACGAGAACTATAAATCTAACCAACAATACGCTAATTTTATAAAAGATGTAACTGGTTACGATAGAGAAGGAACTAATTTACACAGGAAAGATGCTATTGATAGTTTGTGCGCATGCGCCAACATAATCAAAATAAAATACAAGGGATTATTGTACGGATAAATAAAAAATACGTTAAAAAAAAATAATATAATAAAAATTTATATATTTGTAACAAATTCAATATTGTGAAATATAGAAAAACGGCTTTAACAACTAAAAAAGGACTTCCTACAATGTGGGTAGTCCTTTTGACTTTAATAAAGATATAAATGGCTTGGAGTATATTTGGTAAAAAAAAGGCTTCTTCTGGTTTTGCGGAACAGATGAATGATGGTGCTTGGTTGTCTTATTTTAATCAATTTGCAAGTTCATTAGAAAATGATAAATTAGTTAAGTACAAACAAGATATTGCTTATGAATTAGCTTTAAGTGTAGCCGAAATATACGTACCAATAGATGCAATTGCAGATAGATGTTCAAGCGTTACGTATGACATAGTAAATAAAGTTAGTGGAGAGATTTATACACCATCAGGAAATTTAAAGAGATTAATTAATAATCCAAATCCATTTGATAGGTTTAGCGATATAGTTTATCAAAGTATTTTTAGCGAATTGGCAGATGGCAATAGTTATGTGTATTCAAAAACACCTGATAGCATTAAAAATCCAACAATTGACAATATTAGTAATATTTGGGTATTAAGACCGAACCAAACACAAGCGATATTAAAGAAAGAGATTTCAAATCCTTTTTTGATGAAATCTATTTCCGAAATAATTGAAAAGTATAAAACTTATTTTATGTACGAACACGACTTGGAAACAAGATATGTGTATCATAAAACTACATTAGGAATTGATAGTAATGGAAAGGGATTAAGTCCATTGAGTGCTTGCCAAAAAAACATAAACAATCTTTTAGCCGTTTATCAGGCGAGATATAACGTTTATGCTAAAAATGGTACAGCAGGTATTTTGAGTAAAGCACCATCAGGAGGCGGAGGAGCAAGTTTGCAAGAGGCGATAGATCCAATTACAAGAGATACAATGATGAAAGACTTGCAAGATAGACAAGGACTTATAGGGGATAAAAACTTTATTGGAATTTCAAGTGTTCCTGTAGTATTTACAAAAACACTTGGAACTATTAAAGAATTAGAGCCATTTGAAGAAACATTAGAAGATGCTATTAAGATTGCAGGTATATTTGGAGTAAACAAAGAGTTAATTCCTAAAAAAGACAATGCAACTTTCTCAAATCAAATGATAGCTGAAAAAAGTTTTTGGCAAAATGTAGTAAAGTCAATGTGTGAGGATAAAGCAATAGATTTGAATAAGATTTTTTATCTACCAGAAGATTTGACTTTTAAACCTAATTTTAACGGAATAGAAGCCTTGCAAGAAGATAAGAAAAGTGGTTACGAAGCGGATAGTTTAATGATAGACAATATCGACAAACTAAAAGCAGGAGGTCGTAATATGGAAAAAGCGTTATTAATCATAGAAGAAAAATACAATGGAGAGTAAATTAGTAGAATTTAAAGCACAAAGGGAGTTGTATAAAAACCCTATTGCACTTCCAATAGATAATTTGCGTTCAAAATTTGAAGTAAATGAAAGGTCTATAAAAGGTTATCCTATTGTATGGGGTAGTAAGAATGACTATGGAGAAATTGTTTTGAAAGGAGCTACTCAAAATAGCTTAAACGCAAGAGGAGTGAATAGTACTAAGAATCCCATATTAGTTTTAAACCAACATAGACAAACAGAAATGTTGGCACGTCCTACTGTTCTACAAGAAGATGATTACGGATTGTATTTTGAAGCAGATATAATTGAGGGTGTTAAATACGCTGACGAAGCTATGGCACAAGTAAGACAAAATGTATTAAGACAATTATCATATGGGTTTAACTATGTTTGGGATAAAACAGAGTATAGCGAACAGGACGATGCTTACATACTCAAAGAAATACGTTTGGGAGAAATTTCATTGGTTACGTTTTCGAGTGATGAAAATGCGCAACTAAGAAGTTTTAACCAAATGCAAGAAAGAGCAATTTTGGACAAATTTAGTCCAGAGCAAATAAATGATTTACATAATCTTTTAGCGACAAGAGCCGTGACGAACACTCAAATAGAGGTAAAAGAGGAAATAATCGAAGTACAAAAAGGAAGAGTAACAATTTTTTAAAAAAAAACAAATGGAAAATTTTAATTTAAGAAGTGCATTAGAAAAAAATGGTGCGACTTTAGATGAAAATCAGATTAAGTTCGTTTCGGCATTTGAAAACGCTTTAAACGAAAGAGCTAAAACTCAAAAAGAAGAGTATTCTACTTCTATCAACGAGGCTTTAAGAGCTACAATTGGTGCAGAAGAAAAAGACAAAGATGGTAACTTGGTAACAATTGCCTCTCAAATTAGAAATATTGCAGAAGCAATGGAAAACATCGAGAAAAAACAAACAAGAAGTTTGTCTAATATCGAAAAATTCCAATTGCGTAAAGCGATAGAGGACAATAAAACTAAAATCAACGAAGCTATCCGCACAGGACAAGATTTTGAATTAGAGTTTAGTGCAAAACGTGCCGCTGCTAAGTTTACTGCTGCTACAGCACAAACTAACGACACAGGTGTATTGATTCCTATCAACGAAAACTACGAGTTGGAAAATGGTATTTCTGTTATCAGATACCCTGAAAACTTCATCTTGAATGTTATTTCTAACAGACAAGTTGCTAAAGTACCTCAACAAATCATCAAAAATGAGCAAGCAACAGCAGAAGGAGCAGTAGCTTTGGTTGCAGAGGGTGGAACAAAACCATTAACAAGCGATACATTCATTAGAACATTGACTACCCGTAAAAAATATGCAGGTCGTATCGAGTGGACAGAGGAGTTTGAGATGGATAACGATATGCTTTATGCAGAGATTTTGTCTTTGTTTGAAGATAAAGTAATCCGTGAGTGGCAAAAAGGATTGTTAGCAACTATCGTTACTAACGGAACAGCTTACACTACTTCTGTAATGGATGATACTTTAGTAATTCCTGATAATGGATTAGCTGTAATCGCTTTACAATCTGTAATCAATGGTATGAACTTTAACGCTGACACAGTGATTATGCACCCAAGCGATATTGTAACTACAATGTTCACACAGGATACTCAAGGTAATTCAAGATTGTTGCCTTATATGCAAAATGGTCAAATCAATGGTTTGAGAGTTTTTGCTAATAATGGTGTAACACTTGGAACAGTAGTAGTATTGGATAGTTCAATCTACAAAGAAATCCATTCAGGATTCATTTTGAGATTCGGTACTTATAACGACCAATTCATCAAAAATGAGAAATCAGCTATTGGGGAGGTATTCTCAATATTGAGAGTAGCGAAAAATAACTTGCCTGGTGCAATGGCTGCATCATTAGCAACTGTAAAAGCCGCTTTACTAAAACCGTAATCTAAAATTTTATAAATATGCCTAATTTCAGTATTAAAGAGCAAGAGGACAAGATTGTAGGAACTGCAACTTTTGACAAAGCATCGGATTACAAAACTGTAACATATAACGGGGAAACCTATTTATTGCACAAAGTACACGCTGATAAACTAATCGCTAAAGGATTAGCCAAGTTAGCAAAAGATGTTAAGATTGACGAAGGAGAGCCTACAATGACCATTACTAAACAACCTAAAGGATAAAACAATGATTATCGATTCTACATACTTTATAGGAAAAGAAACTTATATTCCAAATGCGGTTTTACAACCGAGTATTGGTAGTAATAATATTTCCGCTACTTCTGAATTACTTCAAGAGATAGAGGATAAAGAATCGGAATTAATGTTAGATGTTTTAGGGTTTAGCCAAGCTACTGAATTATATAACCAATTTGAGCCAGACGGTAGCTGGAAAGTTACCGCTTTGGCTAAATGGGTTGATTTAGTAGATGGAAAAGATAATTGGAAAGGATTGCGTTATACTATTGGAGGGAAAAAAGTAAGTCTTATTGCTTATTATGTTTTCTTCTATTATTTGGCTAATGATTATCATACCTATACAACAACAGGTATGCAGATTGCGAAGTCAGAAAATGCAGTAACACAAGATCCATCCATAAAACAAGTTTCTATTTGGAACAAGTTTATCAAAATGTATGTAGGAAGTCTAATGATAAATCAAGTACAGTTTACTTCTAATTGGAATGGTACAGCAATGTCTTTTAATGGTATTAATTTGAGTAACGAAGTATCGTTATATGAGTTTTTGCTAAACAATAAAGATGTTTATGACATTTCGTATTTTAAGAGTAAATCTGTGATAAACTATTTTGGACTATGATAGTTGTAGAAGAAATATTAACAGAAATCTTTGAACAACTACCATCAATTGATGGATTTAAACCTATATATAAATGGGGTAATGAGTTTCACTTGCAACAACAACTTGAACTATACTCAAAAGCAAAAACAAGTCCTTATCCATTAATTTATCAAACATCAAATCTTTCTAAACAACAAACGTTTAAAAATGAGTGCGAAGCGAAACTAAAATTAGTATTAGCTTGCCAAAATACAAATGTAAGTTTAACGAATGAGGAAAGATGGGCGATGAGTTATAGAAACATACTCTACCCTTTATTTGGAAACATTGAAAAATGTTTTACAGGCGCAGGATGTGTTGTATGGAATGGCGACTACGATATGCAAGAGTTTCCTAATTACGGAAATGGTAAAGACAACTTTACTTTAGATGTATGGGATGCAATTGTAATAGATGTTAAAATAAAACTTACAAATGACTGTGTAGGCGAAATAAGATTTTAAAAACAAAATAATTAACAATTAAAAAATAAAAAGATGGCAACACAATTAGGATTAAATTGCGCTTCTGACAGACGAAATATAGGTGTTGAAGCCTGTAATGTTCCGTTAGGACAAAAAAAAGGACATATCCAAGCACCATTAGATTGGTCTTTAAATATTGCAACAGAAACTTTTAATAAGGAGTATGTAAACGATAAAATTCAAGATGGTACATTTAAAATCATCGGAAACGCTTATGCGGTAGTAACTGAAACAGCAGAAGACACGACACAAGAAAGCACAAGCGGTCAATTATCAGTGGTTCGTAAAGCACTTCCAATTGTAACTACAACGGTTAAAAAAGGTTACGAAGGTCACGCTGGTATGTTTGATATGAGTGCTGATGGTATTTATTCAGTATTAGAAATTTATGAATCAGGAGTTATTGCTGCTGTAGTTTCTAAAGATGGAACAACTATTAGTGGATGTGCTGTAGGAATGTATGAAGTAGGAACATTTGTTGATAACAACGGTTCTGAAAGTGCTTCTACAATGATTAAATATCAATTGACTGATGTAGCACAATACAACAAAGACAGAGTTTTCTTGACTAATTTGGACTTCAATCCAAATACAGAAATTAACAACATAATCGATGCTACATTAGTTGCGAGAGCAGTTGTTACAGGAAACAAAGTGTACACTACAGTACAATGGTCAAGAAACTTAGGTTTTCCAATTAAAGGATTTGCTGCTGCTAATATGAAGTTAACTATTAACGGTGTAGATAATGCTATTGTAGGTGCGCTTGTTTATAGCTCTACTACTGGCGAGTACGCAATTACTCCAACAGCTACTTTGGTCGCTACGGATGATGTCGTAGTAACTTTGAACGATGCAACAGCTTCTATTGAAGTAGCAAAAGTAGGAACTAAATTCTATTCAGGATATAGTAATACTGCTGTAGCTGCTTAATTAAAAACGTAAATAGATTGAAAGACTGAAAGGCATTGCGTATTGTAATGCCTTTTTTTATAACTTTGATAAAAAAAATTATGATACAATTAAATATTTTTGAAGTAACATTATTTGGTGACGATGCATTAGAATTTTGCTCTAAAACCAAAAAAGAAAAATCAGATTGGATAAAAGCCAATACAAGACAAAAATCTACTATTTTGATAAAAGAGTTTATCGACAACGTAGAAAACTCAAAAGTTTCCCAATGTAAAAACTGTAAATGTAAATAATGGCTTCTGCTGCTGAAATGTTAAGACGACTTCAATCTGTAAACGATATTAATGTTTTACAGGATATGGTTTATGTGCATATTAAGGCAAATGAGGATATTTTAAGGAATTTAAAAGAGGAAGAGTACGAGAAAGGTGATATTTATAGCGACCAAACAACAGCTTCGTATAAAAATCCATTTTATGCACAATATAAAAATGATTTAAATCCTATTGCTGGTTTAGGTAACGTAGATTTAATAAATTATGGAGATTTTATAAATAGTTTCATAATACCTAAACCGAAAGGGAATAAATATTTATTCGATGCTACTGATGGGAAAAAAAATAAATTGATTGGAAAATACGGAGATATTATGAGTTTGAAACAGCAAACATTTGAAGATTTCCAATATGTATTTATAAAAGACCCATTCGTAGCGGATTTAAGAAAAATAATAAACAAAAAGTAATGCCTAAGTATAATAGCGTAAATAACATTCCCGCAAAGATTTTCTTCGATGTTCTACACGAAAAAGACTTTGATTTATTAGAGCCAACAGAAGGAGAGGAAGGATTGGAAGAAGTGTTTTCCGCTATCTACGATGATTATTTTGTAAAATCAGATAATGCACGTTCAAAAAGATTTTTAGAGTTACAGCAAGAGATTTATTTTATGAATTATAAGATACAAAGCGTTGTTCAGATTATAGATTTCTTAATGTTTAATACTACAACACTTGAAATTAGAAAAACGCTCTTAGAATCGCTTATTTCAATCGGAGTAAACATAAGTTTAGAAAATGAATTTGTAGAGGAAGTGCAGAACATATTAAATATTGAACTTGGAATTTTGCAGAACGATTTGAGTTTCTTACAAATAGAAATGAAAAATATGCAAAGTGAAAATACAGAAGGAGTATTTGACTTTTACGAAAGTTTGGTCGGACTTGAATCGATACACGAGAGGTCGTTAGATGATGAAATGGTATTGATAAAATACATAAATTACGAAAAACTCGCAATCAAAAAAGCAGAATTACAAAAAAAGCAAAGTCAAAAATATAAAAATTAAAGGTTATGGCAAGTTCCGAGTTCATAGAGATAATTAGCCCAAGCGCAAAGCAACAAATAGATGCTATAATGCCATCAGTTAGAGAATTAGCTTCTTTAATTACTCAAATTAACGGTATTAAACATTCAAATACTCCAAGTGGTGCGGATAAAAATATTAATGCAATGACAGAAGCTTACAAAAGACAGGCTGAAAATATTGCTAAAATAAATGTTGTATGGAGAGAACAACTTGCACTTGAAGAAAGATTAATTTCCACAAAAAGAAAGATTGAATTAGCAACCGAATCAACAAATAGAAAACTAAAAGAAGAAGAAGCGTTATTAAGACAAGTAAATAATCAGGTTCAATTAGAGGCTATGGCTAATAGTACTTTAATAAATTCTTACACAAGATTAAATGCTCAAAGAACAATTGCCGCAAACAAACTACAAAACCTTATTGCTTCTGGTACGGCTTCAAACGCACAAATACGTCAAGCACAAAAAGAATATGATGTTTTAAGCAAAAAAGTATTAATGGCTGATAGAGCAATAGGTAAACTTAGTCAGTCAAACAATCAGATTAGGCAATTAACAAGTAGTGTCACTACTTTAATGGGTGCTTTTGGAGTATTTACAGGAGTATATTTATTTGCATCTATAATTAAAGATATTTACGCAACTACAAAAGCATTACAATCTATGGATTTGGCTTTAAAAATGGTTTCAGAAACACCATTAGAATTAGCTAAAAACCAACAATTTGTAACTGAAACTGCTGAAAAATGGGGATTAGAAATAAAAACATTACAAAAAACATTTACACAATTCTACACAGCATCAAAAGGATTGCTTACAGATGATTCTATTAAAACAACTTTTGAGGGAATAGCAAAAGCAGGTTCTATTATGGGATTAAGTTTAGAACAACAACAAGCTGCTTTCTACGCTATTGACCAAATGATGTCGAAAGGTACGGTTACTGCGGAGGAGTTGAAAAAACAATTAGGTAATGCAATGCCCGGAGCTATTAAGGCTGCCGCAATGGCATATATGGAATTACATCCTGCAATAAAATCTATTCAAGAAGCTGAGAAAGCATTATATGCTGATATGAAAAAAGGGGCAATTGATTCTGCTACTTATGTGCCATTAATTGCTAAAAACTTCCAAATACTTTATGGAATAGAAGCATTGAATAGTGTTCACACAATGCAAGCTGCTCAAAATAGACTACAAAACAGTTGGACGGAATGGATTAGAGGAATGTCATCAGGAGGAACAGGAATGAAAATGATGGTTTCGTTAACAGAATCATTAGCTAAAAATCTTGATTGGTTAGCAACTGCGTTAGGTTTTTCTGTTACAGGATGGTTGGCTTATAAAACTGCTGTAATATTAGCAAATGTTCAAACAAGATTATTAGCTATAACAACCGTAACAGCAACAACAGCTACAGAAGCACAAACTGTAGTTACAGGATTTCAAACAACAGCACAGTTAGCAAATGCTACCGCCACAAATGTAGCTACTACAGCTTGGCAAAGATTTAATTTAGCAGTTAAAGCAAATGCTTTAGGTTTAATTATAGCAGGATTAACAGGGGCTTATCTTGCTTTTAAATATTTTACAAAATCAGTAGAAGAAACAACTGCTGCTATAAAAGAAAAAAACTTAGCATTTATATCTAATAGAGAAATTGTTACAGAAGCTATAATAAATACAGAGTCATTAATGGCAACATATAATGATTTAAGTAAAAAAACAAAATTAACAAAAGAAGAACAAGAAAAATTAAATAGTGTTACAAAAGAACTTGCTAAAATTGTTCCAAGTGCAGTTATTGGAGTTAATCAATACGGAGAAGCTATAAAGTTAAATACCGAAACACTTAAAAAATATAATGTAGAAAAGAAAAAACAATTAGAATTAGAAAGAAAATCTGCAATATCAATAGAAAGAGAAGCTATTAAAGATTTAGTAAAAGATATTGAAAATAAAACAAGAATACTTAATAATCTAAAAAAATATAAAGGACAAGGTTCTGTTACACAAGAATTAATTGATAGTCAAGAATTAGCATTATCAATGCAAAAGCAAGAACTGATTATGTCAAGTGGTCGTTTAGTTTCCTTAAAAGGAGAAACTATTGCAGAACAAGACGCTACTAAAGCTAAAAAAGAAGCAACAGAAGCAGGTAAAAAGTCTTTAATAAAAGATGTGGATTGGTATGATGCTCAAATAAAAATATTAAAAGAAAAAGAAGGTGCGTTGTCTGACGTAACAGGAAAAGAAGGTAAAGCACTTCAAAAACAAATAAAAGATTTACAAGCAATAAGAGACAAAATAGCAGGAGAAGAACGTAAAAAAGAAAAAAAATCAAAAGTAGATAAATCTATTGAAGAAGCAGCTAAAACAGAGTATGATTTAAAAATGGCTCAATTAGACCAAGATAAAATTATATTAGAGCAAGGTTTAGAAAACGAAAAATTAAATTATAGCGAAAGATTAAATTTTGCTTATTTGATTGCTGCTAAGGAATTAGAAATAGCTGATACTAAATACAAAGAAGAGCAAAGATTATCGGAAGGAAATAATGATAAATTAAAGATAGCTGATATTAATTATTGGAAAGACAAAGAAAAAATTGCCAAAGAAGCTATAAAAAGAATACAAGACGTACAATTTAAACCACAATACGAAAGACAACAATTAGCCGACCCTGAAAAATATGGAGAAGGGGTTGGAGTGCTTGGCGAAAGTCAAACACAAGATATGGTTAATCTTTGGCAAAAAGGTCAAGATAAGATAAAAGAAACCGAAGAGGATAGAATAAAACGATTAAAAGCATTAAGAGATGTATTGAATGATGTTTTCCAAGAATTTGGACAAGCCACAGGTTTTGAAAGCACTATGGATATGTTTGCTGTTATCGGTAAAAACGGAGAGGATTTTTGGACAAACCTAACAGATAAAAAGAAAATATCTGAAATAGAATGGAATGAATGGGGATTAGCAATAACAACAGTTGCACAGGACGCATTAAATATTGTTGACCAAGCGGACGAGGAAAGATACCAAAGACGTTTAGCAAGGTTAGATAAAGAAGAAGCAACTGCTTTAAAATACGCAGGAGATGGCGCTGCTGCT